TCGGATCACCTTTCGGTCGGTGGAATTCCAAACGGGTCTTTTCCTTCCCGGATACCCATCACGAACGCTTTTGACATATCACGGATCAATTGCAATTCCCATGGTTCAGTCACAACGAGCGTCGCGCGGGAAAAAGCAAGAATTTCGGTCCATGAAATCGCCTTCGGTCCGTCTTCAGTATCGTCGAAGGTTCCGAGGTCTTGCAAGGCTTCGACTAGATATTTTCCGGAAGTGACTTCGACGAAAGGCGGTGTCCCGCCCCGTTCAACGATTTCGGCAAGCCGGGTTTTGGCCGGACGACCGTCTTTGTGTTCGACGGTCGCCGACAGCCATCCGGCTTGACGTGCCGACAAGATCAGTCGTCGGCAGTTTTCCCGAAAAAACGCGCGCCGTCCTCCGCTGCGCGGATAACCTGTCCGGCGAAGGTGTCATTCACGATTTCAAGCTTTGGGATCGACCGCGCGACACCTTTGTCGTCCGTGACCGTCGTCGTCAATTGGACGCCGTTTTCGTCGGTCGCGATCTTCATGTCCGGGAAAGTCATGTCCAAGACTTTTCGGATCATCGAAGCTTTGCCGCCGACATCCTTGCCGTCGATCGACAGGTTTTCGGCCCGGACAATGTAGCCCATGGCTGTTTCGATTTGCGATTGGTGAAGCTGTTCAAGAACGGCTTTCATGTTTTCTTCGTCTTCAGGTTCCTTAGCTTTGCGCTGCATGGGGGCCAAGCGGTCTTGAACCGTCTTCGACGCTACGCCCCGCACCACGAAACCCGGTGCCGATCCGTCTTCGTCGACGATCGGTTCTTTCGTGTACGGGTCGCAAAGGCCAACAAAGACGCCGTCTTCGGCGCGTTCCCGGGCGTTATATTTCGAAATGTCCATCGGCTTTTTCCTTGGCATCTTGGCTTTGTTTGAAGGTGCGCGGCGCTTGAAGCCAAGAAACAAGCGCCGCGCGGGTCAACCGGGCGTCGAAGGAAGCCCGGAAGGTCTTAGACCGGTTCAGTGCCTTCGACTTCAACGGCGTTCTGACGGAAATTCACACTTGCACCCCGGAAGCTGGAAACCGAACCCGCGTTCGCTTCGTAGCTGTGCAGATAGCCTTGCGCATAGTGAACTTCGTCACCCGTCACCGGTGCCGGACCGTCTCCGGTATCAACCCCGGTGCCGTAAACGATTTTGAGCGACGCGACGCCGTTGTCGTCGGCGGCTTGCTCTTTAACGTCGATCTGTCCCGGGTCGTCGGCAATGCGGCGGAACGTGAAAGCGGTGTCACGGCCCGATGCTGCGCCTTTGACGCTGGACGTGAAGCCTGTCCCGAGGTCTTCAACGTCGATCCCGGCGTGAGAAACACCGAAAACCGGCAAGGTCTGGATCCCTTTCACCTGAACCCATGTCAAGGCTTCAAAGCCCGCTGCATCGTTTGTGGCTGGCGCGGCTTGTGCCACATAGAGCGTCGCGCCGATGTGATTGGTCGTCATAACATCAATCTCCTGTTTGCGCCGAACCGGCGCGGTTCACTTAGCTGTCGGCGTTCTCCACCGGGTCGACCTTAGTCCAGCCTTTCGCAAGCCACGCTTCGAGGTCTTTTTTCCATACACGGGCAATACCCTTGTGCATGGGATGTTTCAAAGGAATTCGGGTCGGCTTTGCGGCCGGTCGCTTTGTCGTCGTCTTTTTCGCCATCACGAAATGCTCCAATATTGAACGCGGATCGGTGTTTCCCAAGCGGCGTCAACTTGTATTCCTTGAAGGATCGACGTCGCGCGTATTTTGAGCGTAACAGAATTCGACGTCAATTCTAAGCCCCGAGGAAAAAAGGCGGCGATCTCACCGCACCGGTTCCGGGAAACGACTTCATATCCGTTCAAATCAGTGACGTGCATCAACTGCAAAATCCCTTGCCGTTCGTAAGCGTCGGACGACAGATCGATCGGAAAGTTGTCGGCGGGAAGGTGCATCGCGCGGACGTGTTCGACCGCCAAGTCGGACGTGTCTTTTCGCGGCCATATGACCGGGATCACGAGATCGGCGGCCATGGTTTGAACCCGGTCCATCAAAGCGATGTGAATGTCGGCTTCTTTTGTCATGTCATACCCGCCTGATTTCGGCCGCGATCTGTCGCACAACCGGTTCGAATTCCGTCAACGTAACGCCGACCATACCGGCCCGGGCTTGTTGTTTCGAGTGTCCGGCTTCAAGCGCCGGTCCATAAGGCAAATTATTGGTCAACGTGATCTTGTGCTTCCCTGCGATCGCCCGGGCGACTTTGGCCGACGCGGCGGCGACTGTTGCGTTTCCGCCCTTATCGGTCCGCGCCAACGTCCCACCCGCTGGCGATCCTAGCCGAACCTGCCAATTCCCACGAAAGCGGCCGGTGTCGACCGGAGATCGCATGATGATGCGCGAAAAGATGTCCAAGGCGACTTTACGAAACAAGCGATTGAAGTCTTGTTCGGTCTTTTGGACGAAGTCCGCCGGGTTTGTGCCTGTCCAGCCCATAACCTATCCCCGGCAAATCATGTCGTAAGCGACGATCGTTCCTTCAGGCGCGATCTTGCCCAGATTGACGATCGTCAAAGTCCCTTCGGAACAAATGATCTTGTCGCCTTCGTCGATCCCTCCGTCGACCGGTTCGACGATCACTTGAAAGTCGGTTTCAAGAATAGACGTCCCGTCGATCCGGTCGCGGCTTGTCGACATCATCATTGGAAAAATCGCCATGTTTGCAGAAACCGGATCGGGCGCAACCCCGGGCGTCCCACCGGTCGGGTCGGTCGGTCCGCCGCCGGATAAGACCGGCGTCGGCTTTTGAACCTGTCCGGTCTGGCCTAGTTGCGCGATGATCGTCGCGACTTTGGATGCAACGTCAGTATAAAGCGACATTCATCATCCCCGAGAAAGCGACATTTGGTTTCCACTGGCCGCCATGTAACGCGACAGAAGCCCTTCAACGACGGTCAACCGTGGCGGCCCTGTCGGGATCGTTTCGACGTCGGTTTCAATCGGCCCGACCTTGATCTTTTCGCTTGTCTTCGACGTTTCGACGACAGCCATTGGGTCGATCCCGCCCCGGATGATGTAGGCGATTTCGATTTGCGCGTCTTTGACGCGCTGCGGAACTTCGTCCGGCGGCGTCAAATAGTTGAACTGGTCTTTGAAGATGTAGCGCGGGAACTCCCCCGTCTGGACGTCTTCGTTTGCCGGACGGCCCCGAAATTCGAACTTGCGGTTCAATACGTCGTAAGCCCGCCGAAGGTCTTGTTCGTCTTCGCCGGTCGTGTCGCGGATCGTCCACCCCCGGGCGGCCGCATATGCCGCATATTCGGCGACTGTCACATAGCTGTCGGCATTTGGGACGACCGTTCCGTCTTCAACTGTCAAAGCCATGTCGGCCCCCGTTCATAGATCAAATGAAAATGATCTGTTTCGCCTTTTCGCGAAGTTCCGCGACCGACCCTTCTGGGTCTTCGACGCCGTGCTCTTTCAAGAGATCGACGACGTCTTTCTTTTTCATGCTGTCGATCGTTTCCGGCGTAATCCGCTCCGGCGCTTCGGCCTCCTTGAGGTGATCCGGCTTGAACCGTTCGTCAATTATCTTGAACCCCTGTTCGCGCAATTCTTTCTTGCGCTCTGGCGTTACGGGATGCGGTTCATACGCGATCTTGGTCATGGTCTGGCCTTTCCTTGGCTGTTTATGAAGTGGACCGGGACGAACCCGGTCCACCGCTAAACAGTCGTTTAGGCGTCGGCGTCGGCGACAGCGATCGTCCCGGCTGTCAACTTGTCGAATTCGGCGACTTTGTCCCAATTCGTGCCTGTTGCCAATTCGGCATCCGTCGGCGACTTGCCGCCGTTGGTTTCGTCCCAACCATAGCCACGAAGGCCAAGCGTGAACGAATAGTCGACTTGCATCGTGGTTTCGATGCGTTCCTTGCCGTTCGTGGTTTCGACGTTCGACACAATGTCGTTCGCCCCTGCCACTGTTGCCGCGCCCGCTGTGAGCGACAGAACCTTCGACTTGTTCGGCGTCCCGGCTTCGTAAAGCGCCGGTGCGTCGGTCACGACGACCGCCTTGTTCAAGATGTTAATGACGGTCACATCACCGGCGCGGAACAGTGCGGCGGTGTTTGTGAGATTGTCACCAATAAGCTTGTGAGCGACCGTGCCGGTCATAACGTCAGCCACAAGACGGCCCGAGGCGTCACCAAACTTGGCGTGTGCGCCGTTGATCGCGCCATACGTCATGCCCGCCGTCGCCGACACGTCGTTCGTCACGGCCGCGTTGTTTTCGATCGCGGCGAGGGTGCGCCGGTTGACTTTCTTCCCGGCTCGCTCGGCGGCTAACTTCTTTTGAATGTGCCTCGAATGGCGCTTTTTATACATCCTGATTCGCTGCCTGATCTGCCAGGGTTGGAGCTGGGGATCTCTCCCCAACTCGCTGCCTGAATCATTGCTTTTTTCGTGTGCTATAAAGGGTGTTGCCCGTTTTGGGCTCCGGTAAAATTTCCGTTTCCATTCATTACCGACAAAAAA